TGGACGTCGATTTCGTTCTGGCGGCAAACGCCGACGGCACCACCAGCATCACATGGCTCTCCAGCAAACCCCGCCCCACCGACGCCCAGATCGCCGCCGCCGCGCTGCCCGCAGCCAAAGCCGCGAAAAAGCGCGAGATCAAAGAGGCCGCGCGCGCCCACATTCTTAGCCGCTACCCCGAGTGGAAACAGACCAACCTTCTGGCCCGCGCCGTCGAGTTGGTCAGCCTCGGTGCACTGGCCGGATCGGAGTGGAGCCAGATGCAGGCGGGCTGGGCGTGGATTCAAGCAACTCGCGCCCGCTCCGACCTGCTGGAAACCGATGTGGACAACTGCACCACCGTCGAGGCGGTTGAGCAACTGACCATCGGTGGGTGGCCTGAGTGACATGGGCGGCAGCGCCGTGGGCTGAACTGCCGTGGGCGGGCTTGCCTGCTGCTGGCGCTGCTACGCAGACGCTCACGCCTGACCGCTACGACAATGCTCAGTCGTTCTACTCGCCGACCGTCATCACGACATACGCGCTCACGCCGGGGCGCTATGACAACACCAGCACGTTCTATTCGCCGACGGTCACGGCTGGTGCCGTCACCCTGCTGCCAGGGCGTTACGACAACGCCAGCACGTTCTACAGTCCGACGGTCACCAGCGGCGCATTCGTCCTGCTGCCGGACCGTTACGACAACGCGCAGACGTTCTACAGCCCGACTGTCACCGCTGGCACCGTCACACTCACGCCAGCGCGGTATGACAACGCTCAGACCTTCTATACGCCGACCGTTTCCCTGGCATCGCAGGTACTGCTGCCGAACCGGTTCGACAACGTCAATACCTTCTACGCGCCATCCCTGGCTGTCGTCACCCTGTACAAGCTCAAGTACTGGGACGGCAGCGCGTGGCAGATCCTGAAGAAGAACCCACTGTTCTGAGGTCACCATGCCGCTACAAAAGGCTCACGGCGCTCCCTGGCTGTACGACAACGGCACGGGAGACCTTGTCGGCGTCAAAGACCCGGACAGGTCGGAGTTTTACTGGCAACGCATGCCGCACCTGGGCTGCTTCTTCTCGACGCAGAATCAGGTCGATGGCGGCAGCGCAGTCGCGATGACGTTCAATACCACGGCATTGTCGCGCGGCATCACCCTGGTGGACTCCTCGAAGATCTACGTCTCGCGCACTGCGATCTACGAGTTTCAGCTCTCGATTCACATCCACAACGACGATGTGCAAGCGCACCTGTTCGAACTGTGGGGCAAAAAGAACAACTCCGACATCGAGAACAGTCGCTTTATTTATTCGGTCCCGTCGAGTCACGGCGGCAATCCCGGTTCGCTGATCCCGTCGCAGAATTTCTGGCTGTCATTGGAGGCCGGAGACTACGTGCAGATCTACTGGCTGGCCGGCGATGCCGATGTGACGATTGCCTACCACCCGGTCGAGGGTGGCAAGCCGGTAGCTCCGTCATTGCTGCTGACCGTCAAGGAGATCTCGGCCGACTGGCCGACATAGGTGCCCGTGACGGGAATCGACGCGAATAGACTGCCAGCATGACGAAGGAGTTTGATCCGACAGATCTGCGGGCGATTGACCGGGCGAAGACTGACCGAGAGGTCAAAGACCGTCTGGCCAGGGAAACCGAGGAAGCGGATCTCAAGTGGCTCATGAGCAACAAGCGGGGGCGCAGGGTCATCTGGCGTCTCCTGGATCACAGCGGCGTGTTCCGCCTGTCGTTCAATACCAACGCAATGCAGATGGCATTCGCGGAGGGAAACAGGAACTACGGGAATCGCACACTGGCCATGATCCACACGCTGTGCCCTGAGCAGTATCCGACGATGGTCAAGGAGAATTCGAGCAATGAGCGAAACGATGATGACTGACAGCGCTGCCAATACCAGCACCAGCGCCGATGCATCGCCCGCCTCGGACAGCCCGACAGATGTAGCGCAGGCGCTGTACGGGGAAAAGCAGCAGCAACAGGCTGACCAGCAGCAGGACCAGTCACAGACGACTGATGCAGATTCTGGAGACCAGGAAGCGCCGGAGGGCGCGCCTGACAAGTACGAGTTCGTGGCACCCGAAGGCAAGGAGTTCGACGCCGAGGTGATCACCGTCTTCTCGGAAGTCGCAAAGGAACTGAACCTGCCACAGAAGGCCGCGCAACAGATCCTCGACAAGGTCGCTCCGGCTATCGAAGCCAGACAGGTCGAGCAGGTGCAGGCGCTCCGTCAGGAATGGGCGGACACCTCGAAGGTGGACAAGGAGTTCGGTGGCGACAAGCTCGCCGAGAATCTCTCCGTCGCCAAGAAGGCACTGGATCAATTCGGTAATCCCGAACTGCGCGAGTTGCTGGAGATGTCTGGCCTGGGCAATCACCCGGAAGTCATCCGGTTCATGTTCAAGGCTGGGCAAGCCATCAGCGAAGACCGATACGTCGGGCAATCCGGCGGTGGCAAAACGCCGCCTAAGGACTTCAACTCGATGGCATCGGCGCTGTACGCAAACCAACCCAATTGAGGATCTGAAACATGGCAACTCTGAGCACCAGCAACCTGACGCTTGCCGACTGGGCAAAGCGCACCGATCCCGATGGCCGCATCCCGGTCATCGCGGAACTCCTGTCGCAATCCAACGAAGTGCTGGATGACTGCGTCTTCAAGGAAGGCAACCTGCCGACCGGCGACCGCGTCGTGGTCCGCACCGGTCTGCCCGCCGTCTACTGGCGCGCGCTGAACCAAGGTATCCCGTCCAGCAAGAGCACGACTGCCCAGGTCGATGAAGGCTGCGGCATCCTCGAGGCGCGCTCCGAGGTGGACAAGGATCTGGCCATGCTGAACGGCAACACCGCTCAGTTCCGCTTGTCCGAGGACACGGCGTTTCTGGAAGCCATGAACCAGACCATGGCTACGACGCTGTTCTACGGCAACCCTTCGACCGACCCGAAACAATTCCTCGGTCTGGCGCCGCGTTACAGCGACATCGGCGCTGGCTCCCCGAACAACAGCCAGAACATCCTCGATGCTGGCGGCACGGGTTCGGACAACACCAGCATCTTCCTGGTGGTCTGGGGCGACCAGACGGTTTACTGCCCGTTCCCGAAGGGCAGCAAGGCCGGTCTGATGCACGAGGATCTCGGCGAGCAGACGGTGTACAACAGCGACGGCACCCGCCTGCAGGCGTTCGCTACCCGCTATCAGTGGAAATCTGGTCTCGTGGTCAAGGACTGGCGCTACGTCGTTCGCATCGCCAACATCGATGTGTCCGACCTGATCGGCCAGACTGGTACGCAGGAAGCGACCGATGCGACCAACATCATCAAGCTGATGGCGAGGTCTGTGTATCGCATCCCGAACATGTCCGTCGGCCGCGCGGCGTTCTACATGAATCGCACCGTGCATTCCGGTCTTGCCATTGCCGCCCTGGACAAGAGCCAGAACGTGCTCAACATCAATCAGGGCCTGTCGCAGTTCGGCACCCCGCAGAGCTACCTGAGTTTCCTGGGCGTTCCCATCCGCCGCGTCGATGCTCTGGTCAACACTGAAACCCGCGTCCAATAACGCCGGCACTGAAAGGAAACCATCATGATTACTGATGCACTGCTTCGAGTTTCTGCCGATCAGGCAGTCACGGCGACCGCCGTTTCGACTGACAAGATCGACCTGTCGGTGGCCCGCGACATCGGCGAAGGACACCCGCTGTATTTCGTGTTCACGGTCACTGAGACGTTCCTGACGCTGACCTCTCTGACGTTCGAGGTTGTGACGGATGACAATGCGTCTCTGTCGTCGCCGGCCGTCATTGGTGACACCGGCGCAATTACTCTGGCATCCGGCAATCTAGCTGCGGGCAAGCAACACATCGTTGTCATCCCGCCTCAGATCGCCAGCCTGGGCGAGCGCTATCTCGGCGCGCGATACACCGTCGGTGGCAGCAACGCGACCGCCGGCAAGGTCACGGCCGACATCGTTCTGGATATCCAGGATGGCCGCAAGTTCTACGCTTCTGGCTTCTCGGTGACCTGATAAGGAGGTGATCCAATGAAGGTCCGCGCCCGTACAGTCGTGTTCGTCGGAAACGCGCTGAGACAGGAAGGCGATGTCTTCGATTACGATGGTCCTGACAATCGCCATCTCGAACCACTGGAGCAGCCGGTTGAAGTCGAGCCGGAGCTGGTGGCCGAGCCGGTGGTGCAGCAGGGTCCGGTAGTGGCCGAAGAAGCGCCTGCCAAGTGGCGTCCGAAGCGATTCCGTGCTGGTGCGAACTGACATCTGTTGGTGATCGACGGGGGCTGTCGGGTGACCGATGGCCCCTTTTTGCATGAGGGGGAGGCATGGCCAGCATCGTAGACATCTGCAACCTCGCACTGAGTCACCTGGGCGACGATGCGACCGTGTCGAGTATCAGCCCGCCGGAAGGGTCCGCGCAGGCCGAGCACTGCGCCCGGTTCTATCCGATAGCGCGCAACACCCTGCTCGAAATGCATCAGTGGAACTTCGCCAGCAAACGCGCCACCCTGGCGCAAGTCGCGAATCCCTGGCCCGAATGGGAATACGCCTACGCGCTGCCTGCCGATTGTCTGGTCGCGCTGTCGGTCATGCCGCCGGATGCGCAGGATGACTACGCCACTAGGGTCGTGCCGACAGACTCGCCGCTCTGGGCGCACAACTACAGCCCGGTCGTTGCGGCCGGTCGCTATGTGCCGCAGCCGTACAGCATCGAGATGGACGCCGCCGGCAATGAGATCCTGCTGACGAACCAGGAGAACGCGCACCTGCGCTATTCCTACATCGTCACGGACACGACCAAGTTCTCGCCGCTGTTCATCATCGCGCTGTCGCACCTGCTGGCTAGCTATCTTGCCGGACCGGTCCTGAAAGGCGATGCCGGCATCCAGATCAGCCGGCAGCAGATGGCCACCGCAATGGGCTACCTTGCGCAGGCGCGCATGTCTGACGCCAATCAGCGCAAGATCAACGTCGAGCACATCGTTCCGTTCATCGCAGGACGTTGATATGGCAAACGTCCGCACCTTCCAGCGCAGCTTTGCCGGCGGTGAAGTCAGCCCGGAGATGTTCGGGCGCATCGATGATGTGCGCTTTCAGACCGGCGCCGCGTTGCTGCGCAACTTCATCGCGACACCGCAGGGACCGGCCAGGAATCGTCCTGGCTTCTCGTTCGTGCGCGAGGTCAAGGATTCAACCAAGCGAACGCGCCTGATCCCGTTCACGTTTTCGACCACGCAGACCATGGTCCTTGAGGTCGGCGACGGTTACATAAGATTCCATACGCAAGGCGCGACATTGCTTGCCGGAACGCCTGCGGCATACAACAACGCGACCAGCTATCTGATCGGTGACCTTGTGAGCAGCGGTGGCGTCAACTACTACTGCATTGCGAACACGACCGGCAACGCGCCGCCGAACGTCACCTATTGGTACCCGCTGCCGTCCGCCGCCTACGAGATTCCGACGCCGTATCTGGAAGCCGACCTGTTTGATATCCACTACGTGCAAAGCGCCGACATCCTCACTCTGGTGCATCCGAATCATGCACCGCGTGAGCTGCGCCGTCTCGGTGCTACGCGCTGGACACTGACGACCATTCCGTTCGTCCCGGTGCTGCCTGCGCCGACGGGTGTTTCGGTGGCGACGTATATCCCGGCATCGGCAGGGGTCAACGTCGATACCTATCAGACATGGTCGTATGTGGTCACGGCCGTCAGTGCGGATGGCTTCAGCGAAACGGTGCAGTCCGCAGCGGCGACCGGCAGCAACAACCTTTTCGTGACCGGCGCAACCAACACGATTTCCTGGTCCGCCGTATCCGGTGCGAGCCGCTACAACGTGTACAAGCTGCAGGGTGGGCTGTACGGATACATCGGGCAGACGGCTGGCCTGTCCATCGTGGACGACAACATCGCGCCGGACCTCAGCATCACGCCGCGCAACTACGACACGATCTTCGCGAGCGCCGGCAACTATCCGGCAGCGGTGTCGTACTTTGAGCAGCGCCGATGCTTCGCCGGCAGCATCAATGAGCCGCAGACCATCTGGATGACGCGCTCCGGCACCGAGTCGGACATGTCCTATGCGCTGCCGATTGTGGACTCTGACCGCATCAAGTTCCGCGTGGCAGCGCGCGAGGCCAACACGATCCGGCACATCGTTCCGCTGACGCAGCTTCTCCTGCTGACCAGCGCGGCCGAGTGGCGCGTGTCATCGATCAACAGCGACGCCATCACGCCGAGTTCGATCTCCGTGCGGCCGCAGTCCTACGTCGGCGCCAGCAATGTCCAGCCGTCGATCATCAATAACACGATGGTCTACGTCGCATCGCGTGGCGGTCACGTCCGCGAACTCGGCTATTCCTGGCAAGCCAATGGCTTCATCACTGGTGACCTGAGCCTGCGAGCGGCGCATCTGTTCGACACGTTCGACATCCGGGACATGTGCTACAGCAAGGCGCCGGAGCCGCTGCTCTGGTTCGTGTCGAGCAACGGCAAGCTGCTCGGCCTGACGTACATCCCGGAGCAGCAGATCGGGGCGTGGCACCAGCACGATACGGATGGCGTGTTCGAGTCCTGCACGACGGTTGCCGAGGGCAACGAAGACATCCTGTACTGCATCATCCGCCGGGTCATCAACGGCGTGAGCAAGCGCTACGTAGAGCGCATGGCGACACGCGAGGTCACCACCCTGGCGAACAGCTTCTTCGTGGATTCGGGCCTGTCCTACAACGGCACGAATACGGCATCGACGACGGTCACGGTGACGACCGGCACGACGTACCTCCCCGGCCAGGATCTGACGATTACCAGTTCGGCGCCGATCTTCGCGCACCCGGCAACGACCGATGTCGATGATGTGATCGTCCTGACGACCGCTGATGGCCAGCAGTACCGGCTGCGCATCATCAGCACCACCTCGACCAGTGTGGCGACTGCGCGCACGGACAAGGCTTTGCCGACCGCATTGCAGGCGACGGCGACTGCGGTCTGGGCCTGGGCGCGCAAGGACTTTGCGGGCCTTGGCCACCTGGAAGGCAAGACTTTGTCGATCCTGGCGGACGGTGCGGTGCATCCTAAGCGCGTGGTGACCTCGGGGGCCATCACCCTAGAGCGTCCTGCTACCATCGTGCATATCGGCCTGGGGTATGAGTCCGACCTGGAGACCCTGCCGCTGACGCTGCAGATCGAGGGCTTCGGACAAGGGCGTTACAAGAACGTCAACAATGCTTATGTGCGGGTGTTCCAGTCCAGCGGCGTGTTCGTCGGCCCGTCAGCAACGAAACTGGTCGAGGCGAAGATGAGAACCACCGAGCCCTACGGATCGCCGCCGTCGCTGCGCACCGGAGAAATCGAGGTGCTGCTGACTCCGTCCTGGCAGGACTCCGGGCAGGTCTACATCCGGCAGAAGGATCCATTGCCGCTGACGATTGTGTCGCTGACACTCGAAGTCTCGCTCGGCGGGTAAGGAGAAAAGCATGGCGATTGGAGCACCAACAATGCTGGCCGGTGGCGGCGGCGCCGCTAGTGCGCCTGCAGGAGCCGGCGGCTTTGGTGGAATGATGGGCACCATGGCTCCCTGGCTGATGGCAGCAGGCGCCATCCAGGGCGCTATCGGCAGCTACTACAGCGCGAAGTCTCAGCAGTATCAGCTACGGTCCCAGGCGTCGAGCCTGCGGTTCCAGAGCGCGATGTCGGACATCAATGCCAGAGCGGCCGAGTTCGAGGCGCAGTCGCTGTCGCGCGCCGGCCAGCGGCAGATCGGGCTGTACACGCAGCGCGCCGGTCAGATTCGCGGAGCAACTCGCGCATCCCTGGCGGCGCGTGGCGGCGTCCTCGGCGAGGGATCGAATGTCGAGCTGCAGGCCTCGCAAGATCTGGCCAAGGAGATCGATGTCCTGGCGATCAATGCCAACACGGTGCGCGCAGTGGCAGCAGCACGGACGCAGGTCGTCAACCTGCAGAATCAGGCCTTGCTGCAGCGCGTGAGTGCAGAGGGCGCGGAAGGCTCGGCCAGGACGATCAATCCCTACCTCGCTGCATTCGGAAGCCTGCTCGGCAGCGCATCGACGGTGGCGCCTGTGTTCTACCGTGACATGAGCCGTGACAGGCTGATCGCCGCGCAACTTGCACAACGGCCGGGAGGCGGCTGATGGCAACCATCCCAGGAATCCTGCCGACCGTCGAGCCGCAAGGTGCTGGGCAACCCGGCTTCTCTGCGCCGACCATCGCGCCCGTACAGAACTTCGCCGGACAGCAGATGGAGCAGGTCGGGGAAGGCCTGCTGCGCCTCGGCGCTGTCGGGCAGCAGCTATCCATTCGCATCCAGAACGACCTGGACGATGCGCGTAGTAAGGAGATCGACACCCAGTTCGCGAGTGTCATCAGCGATTCCCTGTTCAACCCGGAGACCGGCTACGTTAACCGAGTCGGCAAGGATGCCGTCGATGCCCGCAAGGCGGTGCAGGAGCGCATTGCCAAGGCGCGCCAGGATCTTGAGGGGTCTCTTGAGAACGATGTCCAGAAGTACATCTTCAAGCAGTACGCTGACCGGCGCATGCTCGCGGCCACGCAGGACATCGACCAGCATGCCGTGCGACAGTTGCGGCAGTACAACATCAACGAGTCCGAGAACCGCCGTGACAACCTGATGCAGGATGCCGTCACGCATGCCGACAGGTTCCTGGACCCGGCTGATCAGAACCAGTTCATGTTCTTCAAGAAGGCCATGATCGCCGAGGTCAAGAACCTCGCATCGCTCAATGGCGTTCCTGAGAACTCCGAGCAGTACAAGGCCCTGGAGCGCACCGCTACAACCCGGCTGCATACCATGGCCATCTCGAACTTCATTGCCAACGAGAAGCCCGCCTTGGCGCAGTCGTATCTGAAAACGTACTCAGGTGAGATCGACAAGGCGCAGCTCGATAACATCACTCGCGCGGTCACGCAGGCGAAGACGACGGCCGATGTAAAAGATGAATCGCTGCGGCTGTCGTTGACGATGAAGGGCACACTAGCCGAGCAGACGGCCGCGCTGAATCGCATGTTTACCGACGGCAAGATCACTGCCGATGTGCGCGATGCCACCTTGCAGCGAGTCGAGCATGCCGAGCAAGTGCGCCGCTCACAGCGCGCAGAGTACGAGCGCGGCCTGATCGGGCAGGCGCAGCAGTGGCTGATCAATAACCCGATGCGCCCCTGGACCGACATGCCGACATCATTGCAGGCCGGGCTGCGCAATTCCGGACAACTCGACAACATGCTGTCGTTTGCCAGGAACGGTCGCTACGTCACGCAGCCGGCGGCGTACCAGGAAGTCATGGGCTTGCCGAACGAAAAGCTAGCGCGCATGAGCGAGTCTGAGTTCGTCGCTAAGTATCGCGGGCGCCTGGATGACCAGGATTTGAACACCGGGCTGGCCAAGCTGCGCGCTTCCAAGGGCACTGCCGAACCGAAGCACCTGGAATTGATCAGCAATGCTGACAGGGTAGAACGTGCTGCGGTAAGCCTGAAAATCCTGCCTGCTGCCGGCAAGCCAAGCGGAACGCAGGCCGAGAACTTTGACAAGTTCCGCATGGATGTCATGAACAGGGTGCGCGCCTTTGAGACGACGGTGTTGCAAGGCAAGCGGGCTGCTAATGGTGAGGAATTGCAGAAGATCCTTGACACGGTAGCGCTCGACCGCGCTACGGTGCCGCGCGCCATTCTGTCGGACGTGACGAAGCCCATCTCGCAGATGACGACGGAGGAAATGGCGAAGGCCTACATGACCGTCGATGGCCGGCGCGTTCGGCTGTCGGACATCTCCACGGAACAGCGACGACTGCTACAGGACGCACTGTTGAAGGCCGGCAAGCCAGCCACTGAAGAGAACATCATCCGCTACTGGTTGAAGAGCCAGAGACGCGGCGCAACTGGAGCGTATTGATGGAGAACAATCCCTACACGAAGATGATTGAGCAGGACGTCTCCGGGCGCCTGCCGAATCCCTATGTGGACATCATTCGTCGGGACATGGAGGCCGAAGACGAGCGCTTGATGACAAGCCTCATGGCCGCATCCAAAAGCGATCCGAACAAGGCTGGCGAAGCGCAACGGCTGGCGCGTGAACTCGACCTCCCGCCGGATCTGGCTGAACGCAACCTTGATGAAGTGCGGGCCATCGTTCGGCAGCGGGCCATCGAGCGTCAGAACATGATGACGCTGAGTCCTGTGCTTCGGGCGCAGATGACCGACCCGAACTTCGCGAAGATCGCCCAGGATCAGATCGACAATCTGTCGCTGACCGAAAAGGTGTTCAAAGGCCTGCGCGAGATCCCGAAGGATGCCGAGACGGGCTGGGCCAGTGGGCGACTGCAATCGGAACTCGGTCTGCTTGGTGAGCGCGCCATGCGCGGTGTGGCGACGCCAGACGAGATGAAGCGCATCGGCGCTATCCAGAGCCGTCTGCGGGAACTGCGTGGCACTGGCGGCTTTACAGAGGCATCCACGAAGATCCTTGGGCAGATGTCCTACACGCTGCCTGATGCCGTGCTCTACGGGCAGTCGATGGCCCTGGGTGCCGGTGCCACTGCGCTGATTGCTGGTCAGCTCGGCCCGCAGGTAGCAACGCCGGAGGAAATCTTCACCGTTCCCGGCGCGATGATCACCGGCTTCGGTGCCGGCATGGGTGCGCGCTTTGCTGAGCAGTCGGCCAGGATCGAGGCGGGCCTGCAGTACACGGAGATGATCAACGAGGGCATCGATCCGCAAGTGGCGAAGTACGTCTCAAGCGGCGTCGGTCTGGTCAACGGAACGCTTGAGGTCATCGGGGCCGGGGCTATTGCCGCACCGTTCAAGAGGCTGCTGAGCAAGAGGGTGACTCAGGAAGTTGCCGCTGCGATGACCAAGCCGACCGTGGCCATGGCCGTCAAGGAGTTCGGCAAGAGTTACGCGACCGCCATTGGTGTCGAGGTCGGCACGGAGATTCTGCAGGAAATCGCCGGCATCGCTGGTGACGAGATCGGCCGCGCGTACAGCAAGCCGGAACTGGAATCGAAGCTGACGACCGAGGAAGGGCGCGCCGAGATCGCACAGCGCATCGTCTCCGTGATGGAAGAGGTCACGAAGGGCATGGCCGTCCTGGCGCTTCCCGGTGCTGGCCTCAACTTCCGCAGCGACTACCGGCGGGCGCAGGACGCGAAGAAGCAGACTCAGTTCTTTGTGGAGCTCACCAAGGCAGCGAATGAAAGCGAGGTGCGCAAGCGCAACCCGGACGCCTATCAGGCGTTCATTGCCCAGCAGGCCGACGGCACCGGGGCCGAGAACATCTACATCGATGCCCGACAGTTCAACCAGACACTGCGGCAGGCTGGCGTCACGGATGAGCAACTGGCCCAGGTTCTGCCGGATGTAGCCCCGACGCTCGCGCAGGCAGTGCAGTCTGGTGACGACATCGTCATCCCGACTGCCGACTACGCTGCCAGGATTGCCGGCACGGATCTCGGCAACGCGCTGATGCAGCATGCCCGCATCGACCCGGATGCGATGAGTGCCGCCGAGGCAGTGCAGTTCCAGGTGAACAAGGACCGCATCCTGGCTGACGCCGAGCGTGTGCTGCAAGAGAAGATGACGACGGACGAAGCCTTCGTGCAGTCAGCGAAGACGGTCGAGACGCGTTTCCTTGAACAACTGAAGGTGACCGGGCGCTACACCGACAAGGTCAACCGGGACAACGCCGCATTCGTCCGCGACTTCGTAGTGACGCAGGCGGCGCAACTGAACATGATGCCGGAGGCGTTCTACGACCGATACATGTACCGGGTGCAGGCGTCTGACCAGCCGAGGACGGCGCAGATGTTCGGGCAGGAAGTCGCTCGCGAGGTAGATCGCGACGGCATGCCAATCGCCACGATGGCCGAGGTCGAGGCGGTGGCCGACATCCCGACGGTCGAGAAGGTGCAGGAAGCAATCAACACGGTCGGCGAAGAGGAGTTCTCACGTCGAGTGCAGACCAAGATGCGCAGCCTTGGTGTCGAGATGACGCCGGAGCGCGAGGCCATGGCGACCGAGGCGGTGGCGATCAACATTGTTGCGCTGAATCGGGCGGCGGCTGCGCCTGAGGCCGGCATACTGCGGCAGGGGGCGCCGACTCGACCGCCATCAGAAGTGCTCGCCGATCTGGAAGCCGCCAAGTTCGTGCCGGACAAGGTTGCGCTGGCAATGCTTGGTGACTTCCCAGAATACCTGCGCGGCGTCGTGGAATTCATGGTTGAGCAGCGGCAGAAGCTGGTGACCGGCACACTGACCGTGCGCGATCTTGCCAAGGCGTATTACATCACCATCGCATCGATGGGCGCTGACGCCATCAACGTCGATACGGTCGAGCGCAAGACCGGCATGAAGATCGACCCGATGTTCATTAACGAAGGCAAGGTCCGCCCGGAAGAGGCTGCGGCAGCATGGTTGCTGACACCGGAAGGCAAGCAGGCACTTGATGAACTAGAAGCTGGCACGTTCAACGAAGCACTCTGGGACAAGGGTGCCAATGTGCGCCGCGCATTCGGTGATGATCGATTCGCAACGTTCCGGGCGTTCGATGAAAACGTCAAGGGCATCAACTTCCGTTCGCTTGATACGTTGCTCACTCAGATCAACGAAGCCGGCAAGGCGCAGGATTTCGCGCAACTGGAAAAGCTGGTCGTGCTGTTGCAAGGCATTGGTCGAGGCAAGATTGGCTTCATCAAGCACATGCTCGGCATGGGCGATTCGCCGACCATCGATGCCGTCGAGATCAACTTCTGGATTACGGGCCAGGGCGATATCGGCAACCTGAAGACCAAGCAGGCCAAACTGGCGCGCGAGGTCAAGGCAGCATCAAGCGACCGCCGCGTGAGTGCCGAGTTGTTCAATCGCATCGTTGATCGCTTCGACCGACTGCGGCCAAAGATGCCCGGTGGCAAGGATATCGATCCTGGCGTCTATCAGCACATCATGCATCACTGGTTGTGGGATCGCGCCAAGGGCATTGAGACCACGCATGCCGGCATGTATGAAGCACTGCGTTTCGCGCAACAAGCACGCGGCGGCTTCGACCCATCTCGCCTGACGACTATCCTCAATGAGCAGGCAGACGTCTCGACCTTTTTACATGAGACCGCCCACTTCTTCCTGACCGTCTACGCGGATATGGCCACCATGCCGGAGGCCACCGAGCAGATGCGCCAGGACATGCAGACCATTCTCGACTGGTTCGGCGTCCCGGATCTCGCGACGTTCAATGCCATGTCACTGGATGAGCAGCGGCAGTACCACGAGCAGTTTGCCTACAACTTCGAGCTGTACATGTTCGAGGGCAAGGCCCCGAACGTGAAGCTGCAAGGCATGTTTGACAGGTTTGCTGCCTTCCTGCGCCGCATCTATCGTTCGATCCGTGACGATCTGAATGCGCTCTACCGCGAGGAAAACGGGCGGGACCTGCCAATCTTGACCGGCGAGGTGCGCGGTGTAATGGATCGCATGCTGGCCAGCGAGGACCAGATCAAGCAGGCCGAGGCGGTGCGCAACATGGCGGCGATGTTCCAGACGCAGGAACAGTCAGGCATGGATGACGCCGCCTGGACCGCCTATCAGCAGATGATGCAGGAAGCGCGTGATGCCTCTGTCACCGACCTGACCAAGGCCAGTCTGCGGCAGATGAAATGGCTGCAGAACGCGCGCGGCCGGGTGCTGAAGGAACTGCAGGCGCAGGCGAAGACCGAGCGCGACCGTATCCGCGCTGAAGTCGAGAAGGAGGTCGCTGACGAACCCGTGTATCGGGCGATGCGGTGGCTGCAAAAGGGGGAGGTGACCGACCCTCAGACCGGCGACGAGATCAAGGCCACGGCCGGCTTCCGGCTGAACAAAGCCGCCATCGCCGAGATGTACCCGGAGACCGCGCTATCCAGGCCGGATCTCACGAAGTTGCGTGGCATGACTGCGGCTGATGGCCTGCATCCCGATGTCGTCGCGGAGATGTTCGGCTTCCAGAGCGGCGATCAACTGGTGCGATCGCTGATCGATGCCGGCCCGATGAAAGCTGCCGTCGATGCGCGCACCGATCAGCGCATGCTGGCCGAGAACTCTGAACTGGTGGACCCGGCTGCGATTGAACTTGCCGTCGAGCAGGCACTGCACAACGAGGCCAGGGCGCGATTCGTGGCGGTCGAACTCCGGCACCTCGCCAAAGCGACCGAGCCGGTGCGCGTCATGATTGCCGCCGCCAAGCTGGCAGCGCAGTCGATGCTGGCCGGCAAGAAGGTCGGCGAGATTCGTCCGCGAGATCACAGCATCGCCGAGGGCCGTGCTGCCAAGCGCTCTGTCGATGCCATGAAGGCGGGTCGGTCTGCAGAGGCGCAGGAAGCCAAGCAGGCGCAACTGATCCAGAACCAGTTAGCAGCGGAAGCCACGCGCATCCGGCAGGAGATTGCCAAGCAACTCGACTACATGCGCCGGGTGACGCGGGACTCCAACCGCAAGCGCATGGGCGCCGATGCTGCCGACCAGATCGATGCATTGCTGGCCCGCTTTGAACTGCGCCCCGTGACCCTGCGAGAGGCCGCACAGCGCGCTGATTTAGCGCAGTGGATAGAGTCACAGCGGGAAGCTGGCTACGAGCCTGACATCGCGCCAGAACTGGTCTCGCAGGCCATGCGCGTGGACTACCGGCAACTGACCGTCCAGCAGTTCGGCGACTTAGTCTCGGCCGTCGAGCAAATCGAAGCGCTGGGTCGCAACGAACAGCGCATGATCACGCAGGCCAAGGAGATCGCCTACACGCAGGCGCGTGATGAGATCGTGCTGTCGATAAACGAGAATGCGCGCGGCCGCACCGTGCAGGCGCGTACTGCCAGGACGAACGCAGGGCGGGCGGCGCAAAAGATCAAGGGGTTCTTCTCCGAGCACCTGAAGGCCGCTGCCATTGCTCGCATCCTGGATGGCGGCAAGGACGGCGGGCCGATGTGGACGTACCTCATCTCGACCGCGAACGAGCGCGGCAACAATGAGGTAAAGATGCGGGCGCAGGCTACGCAGGATCTCACGCGCATCATGGCGCCGCTGCTCAAGAACCCTGGCATGTCTGGCAACGGCATGGTCTATCCCAGTGTCGGACGCAACCTCAACGGCGAGAACCGTCTGGTGATCGCGCTGAACTGGGGCAACGAGAGCAACAGGCAGCGCCTGATGGGCGGGGAGGGATGGACTGCGGATCAGATCACGCCAATCCTGCAGACAATGACAGCCGAGGAGCTGCGCGCTGTCCAGGCTATCTGGGATTACTTTGAGACCTATCGCCCGCTTATTGCTGCCAAGGAACGCAGGGTCTACGGCAAAGAACCGCGTTGGATCGATCCGGCACCGTTCGCCATCATGTCTGCTGATGGCCAGACCGTCGAGATGCGTGGTGGCTACTACCCGGTGAAGTACGACCCGATGGCATCCGAGCGCGCCGAGGCGTTCGCGGAAGCCGAGGAAGCGCAGCGCATGTTGCGCGGTGCGTACACCACTGCAACGACCCGGCGGTCGTTTACCAAGGCCCGTGTCGAGGAGGTCGTCGGCAGGCCCCTGCTGTACACGCTCGACGGCCTGTACAACGGTCTGAACGATGTCATCCACGATCTCAACTGGCATGAATGGCTGATCGACGCCAACAAGCTGCTGCGCTCCGCGTCGATTGATGCGGCGATCCGCGAACAGTACGGGCCGGAGTTCAAGCGGCAACTGAAGATGTGGGTCGAGGATGTTGCCGTCGGGGAGCGAGGTGCGAATGGTGCCGGCGAGATGGCACTCGGATGGCTGCGGCAATCTGTCTCTGCCGCCGGCCTGGGCTTCAACGTCATGTCCGCGCTGCAGCAGATCACCGGCTTTTCCAGCAGCATCGTGCGCATTGGATATGCAGCAGTCGGGCGCGGCATCCTGAAGACCATCGGCTCACCGGCCGCTACCTTCAAGATGGTGAACGAGAAGAGCAGCTTCATGCAGGAGCGCAGCCGCACTCAGTTCCGAGAACTGAACGAACTGCGCAACGTCATCCGTGGGCAGAGCAGGGCGGCGCGCATGGTGCAGCTCGGTGCCTACGTCATGATGATGCGCATGCAGCGCATGGTCGATGTGCCGACCTGGGTTGGCGCGTATGAGCAGGCGGTCGCGAACGGTGCCGCCGATGTCCTGGCGGACGGAACCATCGACGACAGCAAGGCCGTCGCCCTGGCGGATCAGACGGTCATCGACTCGCAGGGCAGCGGCATGGTCAAGGATCTGTCGAAGATCGAGCGCGGCGGGCAGGCGATGAAGCTGTTCACCGTGTTCTACAGCTACATGAACACACAGTTCAACCTGCTGGTCACCTCGACCATGACGGCTCGCTCACGGGGCCGGCTGGCATCGGACTACCTCATGCTGCTGGTTGCGCCCGTCGTTCTGTCCCTGGCGATCAAGGACGCGGCGGTGCCGAGTGGTGACGACGAGGACGATCTCGAGAAACTGGCTCGCACCCTGGCGGCAGAGGAACTGTCCTACATGATGGGCATGATGGTTGTCCTGCGGGAGTTCGCCTTCGCCGGCAAGGTTCTGACCGGTGCGGAAGGCGGCGGCCGTGGCTACTCCGGTCCGGCAGGGCTACGCGCCATCTCGGACATCGGCACCCTGGCGACCCAGGCCTCGCAGGGCGAGTTCGACACGGCGTTCCGCAAGGCGGCGATCAACGTGCTCGGGGACTTTACCGGCCTGCCGTCAGCGCAGATCAACCGCACCATCAACGGCATTGATGCCCTCATCGAGGGCGAGACGCAGAACCCTGCTGCCGTCGTCCTGGGATACCAGCCGTGATGGCTGGTGCCCGTAACTATTGCGAGATCATCTAGGATGCAGCAACCTCTGGAGTCGCGTCGATGACGATATCCTCTGCCAATCGAAAGGCTGGCCCGTATGTCGGCAACGGCACCGCCGCGACATTCCCATTCTCGTTCAAGGTCTTTTCGGGCGCCGATCTTGAGGTCGTCCAACTCAATGAGAGCCTGGGCGCCGAGACCATCCTGACCATCACGACCAACTACACGGTCGCGCTCAACCCCGACCAGGACAGCAATCCTGGTGGCTCTGTCACGTTGCTGTCTGGCCCTCTGCCGACCGGGTTCTCGCTGACGCTGACATCCAACCTGGATCTCGTTCAGCCGACCGACATCACTAACCAGGGCGGATTCTTCCCCGAGGTTATCGAGGACTCGCTCGACCGCTCGACCATCCAGGTGCAGCAGCTCGCCGAAGAGCTCGGCCGTACGGTGCGGATCCCGATCAGCTCCACCGCTTCGACCGCGCTGCCGTTCCCGAAGCCGAATGCCGTGCTCGGCTGGAACGTGGCCGGCACTGCGCTGCAGAACGTGGACATGTCCGACATCGGGACGCAGCTCACCTATGGTGACTGGGTCTATCAGACCTGGACGGGCAATGGGACGCAGGCGCAATTCGCCTTGACCGGCAACCCCGGTTCCCTAGCCAACACGGATGTATCGATCAACGGCGTCACGATGATGCCTGCGACTGACTACAGCGTGGCGAGCAGCCTGCTGACGTTCGCTGTGCCGCCGGCCAATGGCGACCAGATCCTGATTCGCTACGGTCGCTCTGCTCTCCAGCAGATGACGACGTATGTCGAGGAGACAGTTACGGCGACTGCTGGCCAGACCGTCTTCACGCTCACCAACACCTATGTCCCCGGCACCAACAGCATCCAGGTGTATGCCAATGGCCTGCGGCTGGTGGCCGGCGTCGATTTCATCGAGAACAGCCCGACGCAAGTCACGCTGACCAGCGGCGCCACACTGGGCGACGAACTGGTGTTCACCATTGGTGCTGCACTCAACCAGGGCACGAGCGGGACACTGGTCTCGTTCACGCCGATTGGCAGCGGCGCAGTCTCGCGCAACGTGCAAGACAAGCTGCGCGAGGTGGTGTCGGTCACCGACTTCGGCGCGGACCCGACCGGGGCCAATGACTCGACCGCTGCCTTTCAGGCTGCAATTGCCGTTAACCCCGTCAAGGTCATCGAGATCCCGCCGGGCACGTACAAGATCGGCTCGCCGATCATCCTGCGCGACGGGCTGACCCTGCGCGGATCTGGCCGCACCTCGACCGTCCTGCAGAAGGGAAACTTTAACGACGCCTGTCTCAAGGGCATCGATGTCGATCAGGTTACGCTTGAGGACTTCGCCATTGTCGGCCCAGGGCAATGGGTCGGCACTGGCAACAAAGGCATCCTGATCGCGGTGTCGGTGCAGGACATCTGCACATCCATCTCGATGTCGCGCATCGACCTGTCCCTGCTGAACGACATCTGCGTTTACGTCGGCTCCGGCGCGTTCTGTACCTACGACAACATCCGCTGCCGCACCTACGGCTACGCCGGCATCTTCATCGACGGCGGTGATGGACACGCGCTGTATGCCTGCACCACGCGAGGCGGCGGCGCTGGTGGTCATGTTGGCTACCTGATCAACAAGAGCAGCGGTGCCTTTGGCCCGACCACCGTCACCATGCTTGGCTGCTACGCCGAGCAGGCGGGCCGTGGTATCTGGTTCAAAGGCGCCATCTCCTGCATCGCTATTGGCTGCGGCGTCGAAGCGGCGATCAACTTCGGCGCGATCCCGAACGGAACGAACTGGACCATCGATGGCGACAGCACCGGCAGCAATGTGACCCTGCTCAACTGCCTGTCACGCAATGACACCATCGGCACGGCAGTCGCGGCCCCGCACGTAGTCGTCAGCGGCAATGCCACGCAGACGCTGATCGATGGCTTCACCGTTCGCAATCATCCGACATTCGCCCCCCCGACCTGGGAACTGGATGTCACTGCCGGCGTCAACGTCGCCCTCGGCCGCAACGATTTCAATCCGGCCAGGATCAACATCGGTGCCAGCCCAATCAGGTACACGCGCGGCACGATTCGGTATGAGTCGGCCGTGCAAGCGGTGCCAGCCGGGTATGGTGGCGTCTCGGTCAATCACGGTGGCCCGAGCAAACCTGACATGATGCGCGTCGTTCTGCGTCGCAATGCGGTCGCTGGTGGCGCTGGCAGTGTCGATGCAAGCTATGCAACCGGCGACGAGGTCGAACTCGCGGATTCTATTCTTGGCAGCAATCACGTTACGACGACGTGGTCGAATGCAACCGCGCTCGGATATGGGCAGGTGATCGCGCCGCCTAACATCGCATTTAAAACGCCAGCCGGCGTCAGCACTGCAAACTCCAACATCAGCACAACGTGCTGGGGTCTAGTCTTTTACGCTTACTGGTTCTGAGGACCGACAATGAGCAAGGCACGGGTAAACAAGGACAAGCTGAACGAGCTTGTCGCGCTCGACAACATCGCCTCCGGTGTCTGGGTTGAGGCGCCAAGTATCTTCCGCCTGCGTCTTGTCGGCACCGGGACGATCACCATCGACAGCCGTGACCGGCTCAACGTGGTGACGACCGCCGTCGAAACCTACGTCATCAGCGGCGCGACCAATCAAATCGAATACCCGTACCTGGGAGACGCAGCCGTAGACATGCGCGCCACGTTCCCCTCGACGGTCACTGTGGAGGTTCTGGCATGAGCACCGGCTATCCCGTAAACCTGACGACCCTGATCAGCGGGGAAAACCAGTCGCTCGGCGTACTGGAGACTTCGTCGCCCGGTACCTATGTCACCGCAGTCGGAGCAACAAGCGCAGCCGATATCGCTATCGGTAGCCCTGGCGCGGCGGGAGATAAACTGTTTGCTGTAGCTGTTTTCAACGGCAGTGCTCAACCGTTTACGGCGTTCTCAATCAAGGACGGATCAACAACCTTGACGGGGCTTACGAATTCAACGTTGACGACGTTGGCGGCTGGAGCAAACGCTATCTATACCATGCCCGGCGGGTGCCTTGAGTCCAAAAACGGCGGGTGGAAAATCAACATCACTTGCACTGGAACGATGGCAAACATTGCCATCGTCGCGGTGGGGGCGTTTACCTGATGGCGACTTTTTATATTGACCCCACTTATCCGGTGAACGGAACGGGCACTTCGTCTGATCCGTTCAATGTCTGGCCTTCGATTGCCAGTTCAAACGTCTACCTTCAAAAGCGTGGCACCACGGCCAACACGCAAAGCGCTGCCGTAACTGCGTTTGGCCGATCAAACGTGACGATTGGCGCATACGGCACCGGGCCGAATCCGGTCATCAACGCGGGCACTGCCATTGGGCTTCAGTGCTCTAACTCAAGCAATTTGACGATTGAGGGCGTGGATTTCGTTTCGACGGGCAGTTACGGCGTCATCTGGGTCGGCGGCAACGGAATTTCGATCACCGATTCGACAATCGTCGGTGCGCGTTGCGGTCTCAGTATTACCAGCAGCAGCACTAGCGGTGTTGCTGGCGTCACGCTGACTCGGGTAACTGCGCGGCACACCGTTGTTGCCAACGAGCAAAGCGGGCTGTTTATGGCCGCTGCGCACGCTACTTACAACCTTACCAACATCAAAATTATCGACTGCACGTTTTCCAACAATGCGCGGCTTGGCGCGCAAATCAAGTCTGGTGATGGCAATGTGTCAGCGCAAGTCAACGGTTTGCTGATTAAAGGTTGCGACATCAGCAACAACGCTGCTGGCGGCATTCTCATCAATACGGGCGCAACGACATTTGCGGAAGACAAGTTTGCGACCAATGTGGTGTTTGAAAGCAACACGATAGCGAACAACCGGTTCGAGGGCGCGGCGCTGTCCATGCGCGGCGGTCACAACCGCGTCTGTTACAACACCATCAAAGGCAACCAAAAATTCAGCGACACGAATTTCTCCGCCAGCGGCGGCATGTCGATTTCCGGATCGACGAACGTCGATGTCTATGGCAATTTGTCTCGCGGCAACGGATCTGGCGGCCGAGCTTATGACGGCGTTGGGATCTATTTGGATGTTGCCAATCCTTTCGTGGAGCTGGGCACCAACAACTCAAGAGTGTTTAACAACGTCAGCATCGGCAACAACGAATACTCGCCGGATGCCGCCGATCTCGCATCATCAATGCTGAGCGCCGGCATCGGCGTCTACAAGTCGTACAACAATCTGATCGCCGGGAACGTGTGCATCGGCAATGGCGCTGGCGTGTGCGTCGGAGCGTGGACGAACAACAACCGTATCTACAACAACGCGCTGGTCGGCAACAAGTACGGCATCGTGCAACTGTGGAACGCCACGTCGCCGGGCAACACCATCCGCAACAACATCATTAAGGACAGCACGTCGCATGCTTTTGCTGCCCCGCCGCTTTTCACTTTCACAACGACGGGTGACATTACGCTTAGTGGTACGACCGGCACCGTAACTTGCACCAGTACCGCTGCCGATTTTCCCAACGCTTCATATTTCAATTACGCCATTATTGCGGGCAGCGGCGTTGGCTGGGTCGTGAGCAAACAGTCAAACACGCAGATCACGATAGTAATCATTAGCGCGTTTTCAGGTACCACATTCAGCAATGGCAACTGGTCGTTGTCGGCGGGTCAGGATCAAGGCGTGTGGCCGGGCTATAGCGCCCTGTTCAACAATGCCGCAGGCGCCTACGCAGGTACCGGGCAATCGTTGACGGAAGGCAGCAACAACGTTACGGCAGACCCCCGGCTATATTCCGACGGCAGTATTGCCAGCAATTCGCCGTGCGCGACGACCGGGCTTTATGCGAGCGGCATTCCGCTCGCCAACGGGCGGCTGCGTCCTGGCTTCGTGCCCATCGGCGCTTACATGGCCGTGCAACCGAGAACCCCACGCACTTGATTCCGCATGGACCACAGCACCCAGATCATCTTCGATATCGTCATCGCAATAGCGGGGTTCTTCGGCGTGTTCGTGCTCAATCAAGTCATGCAAAAATTGTCGAAACACGAAGAGCGGCTGAGCGACTTGCCCAACACGTTCGTCCGGCGCGATGACTACCGTCAGGACATGACGGAGGTCAAGAGCATGCTGCACCAGATCTACGACAAGCTCGATGGAAAAGCCGACAAGCCTGATCACGCTCGATGATTACTGGATGGGGCGCGACACGATCGCCCCGCCGACGGATCAACTTCGGGCCAATGCTGCCGACCTCGTAGAGCGCGTCAACCATCTGCTGTCGATGTACTACGCCGAGGTGCCGGCCGCACCGGCAACCAGGGTCACCAGTGGATACAGGCCACCGGCAATCAATGCCAGGGTCGGTGGAGCGCTCAGATCAAACCATCGGATCTGCAAAGCAATCGATCTTGCCGACCCGGACGGTGGCCTGGATGAGTGGTGCGAGGAGTCTGTCCACTATCTGGTCAGCTACGGTCTCTGGCTCGAGCACCCTGATTACACTCCTGGCTGGTGCCACCTTCAATCAATCGGCCCGAGGTCAGGGCGGAGGATCTTTTACCCATGAATATCGACACGTGGTTGCGCAGCAAGACTATGTGGTTCGCCTTGGTGCTGGAGACGGTCGGCGCCATCCAGCTCGGGCTGCCGGAACTGATCGGGCAGATCCCGGCGCATGTCTACCCCTGGCTGCTGATCGGGACCGGCGTGGCCGTGCGTGTACTGCGCCTGCTGACGACGCAGCCACTCGCTGACAAGTGATAGGCCTTCCCTGGCAGCTTGGCGCCCTGGCCGCCGTAGCGGTCGCTAGCGGCGCTGCTGCGTGGTGGCTGACCCGTGAGCACTACATCGAAGAGCGGATCGCCTACATCGCGTCTCAGCGGGCCGCAGAGGTGGAGTTGATCCGGCGGCATGCTGACGAGGTGCTCGCGCTGCAGGCCAGGAACCATGACGCCGCTGCCAGACTGGATGCACAGCATGCACAACATCAATCGGAACTCGACAAGGCCCTGGCTGACAATCGCGATCTTGCTCGCCGGCTTGGCGGGCTGCGCGACCCAGGTCGTAGACCGACCGGTGCCTGTCCCGTGCCCGTTACCACCGATGCCGCCAGCGAGCCTGCTGGAGACCCCGCCGCCGGCCGACTTTCAGACGAGGCTTCAGAGTTTCTTCTTGAGTTCGCCAGACAGGCCGATGAGGCCGCAGCCTACGCCCGCACCTGCCACGCCTGGATCAAAACCCTAGACTCGCGCTCCCAGAAGGAATAGGATGAAACCTCTCCTCCTGGAAGCGAGCCTTCCACTTATCCCGGCCCACCCCGCCGGGATTTTTTTACTCTGCCGGCGCGTATGTGTTGCCTTCCTCGTATTGCTTCACATCGTCAATGTGATAGCGCACCTCGGCATTGCGGGCGTCCCCGAGCTTGACATATGCTGGACCAACGGCCAGCCACCGCCATTTCCGCAGTGTGCCCGGGCTTATGCTCCAGCGTTCTGCAAGCTCATTCGTTGTCAGATAGGGTGACGGGTTCGTCATTGTTTTCCTCCTCGATAGGTTCGGTAGTTGAAATGCCCATGGCCTGCTTGACCTGGGCCAGCGGTGCGACAGGCGGCGGCGGCTCGACGGCGATGCCGGCCACCTCGTTGTCGCTGAGCAGCACCTGATCCAGGTCGGCGCTCGACGGCAGCCGCTTGGCCAACCGGCGGATGACCGTCTTCCTGGCCATCTCATCCCACCATTGGACCCAGGGGCCGGAGTTCTTCGCCCTGCTGGTTGCGCGCACCTTCTCGACATCGGCCACGCTCATGACCTCGCGATACGTCGCGCCGTCCTTGGTGCGAGCAATGGCGTACACCGCGATGGCCTTGCCGCGATCCTCGCCCAGGTGCGGCTTGTGCGAGATCCGTTCGTCGTCGCCGAGCTGGTAGTCGAAGTCGTCGTGCGAGTAGACGACATGCGCCGAGATGCTGGCCAGTTCGCCGGACTGCCGCAGCTTCTTGAGGATGCCGCCGACCATCGGCATGTATTGAACTGACTGGCCGAACAGCACCAGGGCGGCTTCCCTGCCGTCACACAGCAGGCCATCCTGTGCAGCCCGCATGGTGCTGGCCAGCAGGGTGCGCCGGTCGGCATTGAGCAGGGCCGGGTTCATTTGGACAGCGGTGACCGTCGTCCGGATGAACCGATCAACCGGAATTTGCGACGGCAGCGCCGCCAGAAACTCCGGGGCCATCCTGGTAAGCGTAGTGCGGACAGCCTCGATGGGCGTGACTTCATTGCTCATAGTTATGCCTCCTTCCTGGAAAAGCGGAATTGCCGATAGCCTTTGCGACCGCCGAACGTTTGCCCCACCATCTCGGGCGTGATGACCGTGGGCTGAACGTCTTTGGTCATGGCGAGGTTCAGCGTCCCGGCGCTGCAGCGCACCCTGGATGCCGGCCCGACCCGCTCAAGGATTTGTGCCTTGATCCAGTCGCGCTGTTGCTCATGCTGCTTAATGGCCTTGCTAACCGCCTCGTATTCATCAAGCAGGCGCTCGACCTCCTCGCTTGCATCGACCTCCTCGCCGGCATTGGCCAGCGCATGCAGGCGGCGCAATGCAAATTGAACATCGGCATCGGTCTGGATGGCGGGCGCGTTGCCGGCCTTGACACGCTTCCAGAACGCCGCCACGGTCGCGATGATCGAGTCCCAGATAGCCGGGTCCGCCTCGCGGCGGGCGATCCTGGCCTCGCTGCCACCGACCAGGGCAACTATGACGCCCCAGGGCCGGCCGGAGACCAGCATCTGGTGCTGGAGTTGCAGCTCGATGTGTGCCGGCGCGATCAGCGCATCCTGCCCGTGGTCTTGCCAATGCTCACGGAACGACCGCTCGCTGACGTTCTTGATTTCTAGCAGGCCGAAGCCGGAGTCGTTGTCGTCGAGGATCTCAAAATCGAACGAGCTGCCAAGCCTGTGTTCGGGCCGGCGAATGTACAGGTCCATCTTGGAAATGTGCCAGCCCTGGTCCTCTGCAACGCCATGCGCGATGGCGGACTCCAGCCTGCTGCCCCACCGCATGCGCTCTGACGGCTCTATCTCCTCGACCACCTGATCCTTCTTCCGGTGATACAGCTCGAAGGCGGTCTGGTATGGGTTAAGCCCGTACAGCGCCGACACTTCGGTCGAGGTCACATCACGCAGCCGCTCGCGCAGCCACGCTTGCCGGTCATTGATCTTTATTGTTTCCATTTATCTCTACTCCTGGCTAATACGTTCTTGTATTGTGAGTGAATGCGGATGCATCGTCAACGCCTGAGCAGCTTTTCTTTGATGGCCGGCGGCACCTGTGGCAGCGGGGCCCAGGCCACGCAGTCGTCGCCCCAGTGGCCGAGGCAGGCCACGCCGCCCTCGGTCAGCAACAAGAGCTTGCGAGCAACCGGCGGCGGCTCCTCATCCGGGTCGAGCCAGTAGACGACCGGGGCGGTGATGGGATCTTTCATTCCATGGCCTCGATCATGTTGGCGGCGTAGGCGTAGTAGTTGTGCATGTTCCGCGCTTCCTCGTGCATCTCGCGCAGCATCTTGATGATCCTGGCGCGCTCAGCTGCCGCCGCCTGCCGCGCTGCCACGCAGGCATCGCGCTCGCACTGAGGGCCGCAGGAGTGGAGGTCGTCGGTCATGTAGGCGGCTCCGAATGGATCGCCAGCAGTGCTTCGTGGACCTTGGCGCTGATCTCAAGCCACAGGTCGGGCGTGACGGGCGTCTTGATCTCGACCTTCGATACCAGCTCGTCCAGGCACTCGACGCGAAAGAGCACATCAAGCGTTTCGTCAACGGCCTCGAAGATCGTCGGGTACATGTGGATCATTTCCCCTCCGCTTTCGCAATGGCGGTGGCGTAGAAAACCGGCTCGACCTCGCGATGCACCTCAAAGCGCGCGATCTCGGGGCCGTTCTCCGTTTCGTGCAAAGCGAACTCAAGCGGCCAGTTTGCTTCCCAGCCGTCGTGCGCGTGGTGGTAATCGCCAGCGGCTTCTTGGGCTGTCCAGCGGTCAAAGTCGGCTTGCGTCGTCCTGAACACGAAAAACGACTCTTCGCAGTGGGTCAAGCATCGATACCAGACTGTTCGCATGGTCATGTGTTCCGCTCCTTCAGCGCGGCCTCAATGTGCTCTACTGACCATCCGGTAGCCTGTTCTCTTTCCTCATCCGTCAGCGACTGCCACTCACGGCGAGGCTCAAGCTGCGCATTGCGGCTGCCGCGTTCGTAACCTTCTTGGTAGGCGCGCGTCCACTCGACGGCTCGCTCGCGCTCCAGCGCCTCCAGCAGCGCCTGATTGAAAGCGCGAAAGTGCTCTATCCTTTGCTTCAGCACATCCGCCCGGTGCAGGCCAAGTTCGCTTTCGTGCGCCGTCTCCTGCACCCAGTCGGTCCTGTCCAGCCACTCTTGGGCGGCAAGCTCTTGCCGATGCAACCGGCGCAGTTCGGCGGTCGCCTGGGATTGCCACGTGATGCTGCGTTCGCAAACAGGCACATCAGCCAGCCGCAGGGCTTCGGGTTTCTCATCCATGGTTCTTCTCCACCGGCACATCGCGCCATTCACCGTCTTTATCGGCAACATGGTCATATTCCCACCATTGCTGAAGGATGCGAACGGTGCGTGTGGTGTAGCAGTTGAATTCGTTTCTGAATGTCGGCTCTTCGCGCAACACAAAGCGCAGCTTGTTGGTTGGGATCATGTGTTTCGCTCCTTCAGCGCGGCCTCGACGGTGCGGGCTATGTTCAGCGCCGTCGATGGCCAGCGCATATCGACGCACTCGGCGCGGGTCATCTGCATGACTTCCTCCTCCGTCAGCGACTGCCACTCGCCGCGGGGCGGGGCGGTGTACAAAAAATTGCCGGCCAGTTCATCTTCTGATGACGCATCGATCCATTTGATTCGACCCCATCGCGGGTCGCGATGGCGCATCTCGTCGTCCGTGCAAATCCACGCCACCGGCTCCTGCTCCGGGCGCTCCTTCGCCTTTGCTTCCATCGCGGCCCACCAGCCAGCGCAATAGGCGAGTTTCTCTGCCTCGGTCTGCGCCTCCCAGGGTGGCTCCGGCTGCTCCAGTGCGGCACGAAGGGCGGTGATGGTCGTCTCTGTCGCAACGGCTTCTTCGTAGTCGGTGCCGATTACAAGCCGCTCCAACGCCTCCAGCGCCTGCTGGGCGGCTTCTCGCAGTGTGGTCATTGCTCGCCCTCTAGTGCAGCCTTCACCGCCGCCATCGCATCCAGCACATCGGCAACGTCGTCACTGAAGATGACCGTGTGCCCGAAATCGTTCTCGACCATGGTGTCGTCCAGAATTTTGAGCAGCGCCTTTGTGGCTTCATGCAGTGTCATTTTTCCCCCCTAGCTTTGATCATTTCATCGGCGAACACATAAGCGTCTTTGCAAGTCATGTCTGCTGGGAGCCCCTGGTAATCCTCTGCTTGCAGCAGCGCATGCAGCGCCACTACCGCGAACATGTCTCGCAGCGACTCGGTTTCAGCATCGCGTGGTGATTTCACTGGTTGTCTCCTGGTAGCAATCGATATCGGTACAGCCCCCTTCTCACGCGCTCACGCTCGACAATGTGCGCGCCGTGTTTGCTCTTGCGCGGTCTCGCAGCCGCGCTGACACGCTAGCCTGCGGATCGCCGGTGGCTCTTGAGATGTCGTCCAGGGTTCGCCAGCGCTGGTCCCACATCAGAGCGCGCACCCTGGCAAGCTGCGTTTTCAGCCGGTCTTCATCAAGCGCTTCGTCGTATGTCTCGCCGTCGAACATCATGATCGTTTCCCTCCGAACCAGGACGGTGCTTGTTTAGCGGCGCAGGCCTGACAGACAAGGCGTCGTGACTTGCCCATGCGGATAAGCCTCATGGTCGAGCGCAGGCAGTACACCATGCATTTCGCGCAGATCACTTTGTCGATCATGTATGTACCCCGGCAATGGCAGCTTGCAGAATCCGCAGCCGCTTCCGCAGCCGGTAGTCACGGCACTTTTCTGCCGTGCTCTTCTTCGGCGGTCGCTTGGCATCGGCCGCACTGCCGAGCTGGTAGGCGGCAATCCACAGCATGCCGGTGGGCCTTGGATACTCGACCCATTCGGCGATGCGGATAATGCGCGGCTTTTGTGCTCGCATCGCCCGGATGTGCAGGTAGACCACATGCTTGTTCACATTGAGGCCATCCACCAGATCGTGAATGGTGCGCGGTTCAGAGGTCAGCATGGAAATCATCTGGGCCGTTTTCTCTGCATTCCAACGGCGCAAGCGCGTACCTTTTGGAAGCGGCTTGAGACCGACGTGATTGGTCAGGTTCATTGCAGCAATCCGAGCACGAACAAAACGACGAAGCCGATGACCGCGAACCAGAACACGGCGCGGTCACCAGGGTGGATATGATCGGGTCGGTTGTTCCAGCGGCGTTGTTTCATGCGAGCAGCTCCAGCAGGATGATGAGGTAGATGAACCCGGTTAGGGCCAGGGCGATAAACAACCATGCCGGTTCAGCGCGGTCCGTGGCTTTGTCTAGCCAGTCGAGCCAGTTCATGTGCGCACCATGCGGTCGGCGGCAGCAGACAGATAATTGACGATCTCCTCATGCAAGCAGATGGCGGCGGCGAACACGGCGAATGAGTCAGCAGGCTTGATTGCGGTGTGCGGCTGCACCGGGCCGAGCTTCTCGATTGCGGCCAGCAGGCGCGTCAACTGGAACGCGGCTTCCGGCTTATCTACGACGGCATTGGCGACTTCGTCCTGGTCTATCAGCAGGCTTTGCAGCATGGATTCGCGCTGCTGCTCGCGGTAGCGCTCGGCCAGATCCTGGTACTCCGGCTTGAGGAAAGCGGCATCAACGTCGTCGATGGTGAGGTTGTTCAGGTTAATCATTGCTGTTCTCCTGTAGGCGTTCGATTTCACGTTGGATGACGTTGGCTACAAGGTGCGCAAGCACCCGCTCGCCGTATGAAGGCGCATGACTATTGGCGAGGTATTCCGCTTCACGAAGCTGGGCCTGCAGCTCTTCGATGGCGTCCATGCGTTCCTCAGAATGGTGCCGGCTCACCGGCTGGGTATTGTGGCTTGGGCGTAGGCTTGGTGCGGACCATCACCCACTTTCCCCGGCGGAACTCCCACCGGGGAAAGGGCCAGGAAGATGGGGCTGTCATGCGAACGACAGGGCGTTCAGTTTCTGGAAATTGCCGGAGCGGTCGTCGCGGCCAAAGTGGACAATCTCGAAGATGTCATTGGTGCGCTGATCGCGCATCATCGACACGCGGGCTGGCCACGCTTTAGTTCCATTTTTATACCGGCCGACCATTCCAAAAGCGGTAACCAGACCGCCATACCAGATTGCCCTGACGCGCTGAGATTGGCCACGCAGGGTGACTTCGACCGTGCCAACTTTCCAGTCAACGAGGTGCAGCGAGTTTTCGGGCTGGATGTCGGCGGCGATGAAGCTGTCGGCGTTGATGATCATGGCTGTTCTCCTGGTGAGCGCCGTGTCGTCACGGCATGGGTGGATCATGAGTCAACGGCGAGCGCGTGTCAACACGTTGCGTAAAGATTTTTTGCGTTGCGCCTGTTGCCCAGTCGTGGACTATCCGTCACCATACTGGGATGGACACTCACCTTGACCCGGCCTCCCTGGCCATCCAGCTATTCGGCGGTATCCGGCCCCTGGCCCGCGCCGTCGGTCGCGACCCTGCTGCCATCATGAGATGGCGTCGGCACGGTCGGATTCCGGCAACTAGCCACATCGACTTGCTCAAAGCGGCGCAGGCGGCTGGCATCGTGCTCACCCCGGAGGATGTCATCTATGGCAGATCCATCGATTAACCTGATCCTGCCGTGGCCACCGTCAGTCAATAGTTACTGGCGGCACCCGTCGTCTGGCAAGCTCGCTGGCAGGCATCTGATCAGCTCGACTGGGCGGGCCTATCGACAGGCGGTGCGCGATGCTTGGATAGAACAGGGTGCCGGCATCATCGTCGGGCCGCATCGCCTGGAGTTGACCATCTATGCGTACCCGCCGGACAAGCGCCGTCGGGATCTCGACAACCTGTTCAAGGGCGCGCTCGACAGCCTCGTGCATGCTGGCGTGTTCGAGGACGACTCGCAGATAGACGCGCTGTGCATTCACCGGCTGTTCATCGTCAAGGACGGCTCACTCGACGTTTCAATCAAGATCCGACAGGAGGAAGGCAATGGCAACGAAGACGCATGATCTGATGGTAAAAGTTGGCAGCTACACCAATGCGGCCGGCGAGCAGAAAAACCGCTGGGTCAATGTCGGTCTGGTTTTGACCACCGACGACGGCAGGGAAATGATCCTGCTGAACAGGACGTTCAACCCGGCTGGTGCGCCCCTGGATGAGAAAGGCGGGGATACCGTCCTGGTCAGCAAGTTCCCGGTGCGGGAGGGTGACGCCGAGACGCCGGCACCGAAGACGCAGAAGGCCCCTCGCCGTGGCAATGGCGGGGCGTTCGATGAACTGAAGGACGATCTTCCGTTCTAGGGTTGTAGCTGCAGCAAAGAAGGAAGTAGACTGTACCAGCGCCGTGAGAAGCGCAAAAGGGGTGTCTGAGCAGTCTCCTCGGGGGATGGTCTCAGATGCCGTTCCATGCCCATCACGGGCCAGATGCCCCCGGTAATTCTCACACTGGGGCCATCCGCCCGAGGAGATTGCGAGATGAATCAAAGACCGTTTATCGTTAACGCGTCCGTTATGGATGCGCTGAATACGTTCCAGCAGGCCTGTAATGCGCTCATAGATGCATGCATTGAGCATGAAGATCGTGAGATGACATGGGCCGGCATCAATGCACAAAACGCTGTGCTGGATGTATTGCATGATCGAATCACCGCCACGTCGAAAAAGGACGGGGAGACTGAATCATGCCCTGCCGCCTGATCCGCGATGACATGCTGGAAAGCGAGCGCGTTCTCGGCCTGCCGGTCGAGGCGCGCTGGCTGTACGTTTCCATCCTTTTGACAGCCGACGACCTCGGCTGTTTCGAGGCCTCGGCATTCAGGCTGGCGAGGCGATCAGACATCCGCCGGGAGACCGTCGAGCAGCTCCTGGGAATGCTTGCCGACCAGGATCTGGTGAGGCTTTACGAGGCTTCCGGCAAGCGCTTTGGGTTCATCCCAAGGTTTCGGCAACGCATTCAGATTAAGTTCCTGAAGAACCCTCCTCCGCCCGTTGCATTGATGCAGGACGACGAGGACGCACTGAATAAAATCAAGCAGTTAACATCAAAAACAACCGTTGGAAATCCGTTGGACAACCGTTGTCCATCTGCTGGCCAACCGTCTGAAGCGAAAGCGAAAGCGAAAGCGAAAGACAAAAGCAACGCACAGCAAGCAGAGTCGGCAAAGGAACCAGAGTCGCCGCCGGAGGAGGCAGATCGCGCCGCCAAAGTCGATGAAGACGAACCCCGACCCCAACCACAGAAACGGGAGCGCCGGGTCGAGATCGCGCTGTTGCTGCGTGAGCAGGGCGTGGCCGCAATGGCTCACCACCCGACCGTGGTTGCCTGGGCGCAGACCGGCGTGACCGATGAGCAACTGACCGAGGCGGTCGGACTGGCGAGGTTGCGCAAACCAACGGGGTCGATCCCGGTCGGGTACCTGGAGCCTATCGTTGCCGACCTGCGCAAGCCGGCGCCGCCGGTCAAGCGATCCACTGCCGACTGGTGGACCAGTGACCGGGCGACGGATGCGAAAGCCAGGGAGCTTGGCATGCAGGCTCGGCCAGGGGAGGAGTACCCGGCTTTCCGGGCCAGGATGCGCGACGAGATCGAGCGGCGTGACCGTGCGATGCGCGAGCAACTGGGGGCGGTGGCATGATCCACTACCACGGATTGCCGGTGACGCCCATTGAGGCGGCGATTGCAGCAGTGCGCGGCGGACACGCGTTCGTATCGTTCGCGCACCCGGAGCAGTTGGGCCTCGCGCTGGAGGTTTGCCAGACTCTGGCGCTGGACAACGGTGCGTTTTCGGCCTGGAAGGTAGGCGCCGCCCTAACGGACTGGTCGAAGTATTACGACTGGATCGGGCATATGCACCGGCTGCCGCAATTCGATTTCGCGGTGATCCCTGACGTGATCGACGGCGACGAGGAAGCCAACGACCGGCTGCTGGACGACTGGCCTTGGCGGACGGGGCGCTGGCGCCATGTCGGGGTGCCGGTCTGGCACCTGCACGAGTCTCTCGAGCGGCTGGAGCGGCTGGCGGCGAACTGGCCGCGCGTGGCACTCGGGTCAAGCGGAGCGTATGCGACGGTGGGTTCGACTTCGTGGTGGGCGAGGATGAGCGAAGCGATGGATGTGCTGTGCGACCGCGACGGCCGGCCGACGACGAAGCTGCACGGCCTGCGGATGCTGGACACGGATGTGTTTCCGTCGTTCCCGTTTTCGTCGGCGGACTCCACAAACATCGGGCGCAACGTCGGCATCGACTCCAGGTGGCGCGGAACCTACACCCCGGCCAGCAAAGCGGGGCGAGCCGCAGTGATTCGGGAGCGCATTGAGGTGGTGCAAGGCGCGACGTACTGGGTCGATGGCCCGCAACAGGACGACTGGTTGGCAGCATGAGCAGCGACGAAACCTACGACCCGATCGAGACGCCGGTCCGGACGCCGCAGCCTGCCGGCATCCTGCCGCGCGATCTTGAGCGCCGCCTGATCCTGGCTAGCCAGTTGCCGGTCGAGCGCGATCGTCTGCGGGCCATCGACAACGCCGTGACGTTGGGCCGCCTGCACTACCCGCATCTCTGGCGACGGGAGGCGCGCAAGCCGTGGCTGTGACCGAGTGCCTCGGCTGCGAGCTGATCGGCGTCGATGGCCGGCAGGTGACGCTGCATGACGGAACGGTGGTCTGCAACCAGTGCGAGCAGTGGCGAATGGAGTGCGAGGCCAGACACCTGCTAAACATGCCTCTAGGACCGCGTAGGAAGGCGCTAGACGCGATCAGCGAGAAAAGAGGTCCGAAGGTACTGGGGCCGCTGAAGAATCGAATGGAGGCGCTCTGGCGCGGTCGTAGGGGTATCGGCGGTGGATGAGGGGCGACATGGGTAAACGAATCGTCCTAGTGGCGGTCAATGATCAGGGTCGGCGCATTGGGATGAGCCACCACAACGCCAGGATTCCGGATACCGTGGTGGCCGCGATCCGGCTCGCGCACGAACAGGACGGGGTTGGCTACCGGCAGTTGGCCAGGATTCACGGATTGAGCCGGCACACTGTGGCAAAATTGTGCCGCTATGAGCGCCGATGGCAGATGCCTTTTGCCTGGAAACGAGTGGTGGTGAATGATGAACACGGCTGAACGGATGAAGACCAGGGTCGGTGACCGTCCGTCTAAGGGAACAAGGGGACGGCTACCAGAACCGGTTCCGGTTGAGCATGCTGATGCGATTATCGAGTGGATCGCGCAGGGAAAGACGCTGCGACAGTGGTGTCGGGATCATGAGATCCATTACGGGACCGTCTACCTATGGCTGGCAAAGGACAAGATTTTTGCTCAACGCTTCGCGGAGGCAAGGGCAATTGGGGCGGACTGCATTGCCGAGGAAGTGCTGGCAATTGCGGATACGACGCAGGAAGGCGTTACGACCAGAATCACTGAGCGCGGGGTCGAAGAGACCCGGGAGGATATGCTCGGGCATCGCAAGCTGCAGGTTGAGACGCGGCTTAAGTTGCTGGCCAAGTGGTTCCCGCAGAAGTACGGGGACAAGGTCGATCTGCAGCATGGTGGTTCGATCACGCTGACGGTGGCGACCGGCATCCCCGATGCAGAAGTCGATTGACCTAGGCTACAGGCCGCGTCCCTGGCAGCTTGAGTGTCACAAGCAGCGCAAGCGATTCACTGTCCTGGCGCTGCATCGCCGCGCCGGCAAGACGGAACTGGCGCTGATGGAGTTGATCGACAAGGCGCTCAAGTGCCGCAAGGAACTGGGCCTGTTCTTCTACGTCGCGCCGTTTCTAAAGCAGGCAAAGGCCATCGCTTGGCAGCGCCTGAAGACCAGGATAGAGCCGCTGCGGCAGGTCAATGCCGTGACGATCAGCGAGGTGGATCTGTCGGTCACGTTCCTGCACAACGGCGCAATGATCCGCGTGTTCGGGGCTGACAATCCGGATGCTGCGCGTGGTGTCCGCCTGGATGGCGTCGTGCTCGACGAGGTCGCTCAGATCAAGCCGGAGATCTGGCAAGACGTGCTTCAACCGGCGCTGTCAGACCGCCTGGGCTGGGCCATGATGATCGGCACACCCTCCGGCATCAACCTGTTCAGCGAGCTGTACTATCGGGCGCAGGATCTGCCGGACTGGCATGCCGCGAGGTACACGGTCAACGATACCTCGGCCATGGATCCGCAGGAGGTGGAGCGCCTCCAGCGAGACATGAGCGAGGCCAGCTTCGCGCGCGAGTATCTGTGCGACTTCAGCGCTGCCGGCGACGACCAGTTGATCCCGCTGGCCCTGGCCGAGGAGGCCGCGCGGCGGACGTACAGCAAGGACGCCATTGAGCATGCGCCGACGATCCTCGGCGTGGATCCGGCCCGGTTTGGTGACGACCGCAGCGTCATCGTGCGCCGCCAGGGGCTGCAGATGTTCGCAGCGACCGTCTACCGTGGCCTGGACAACATGGATCTGGCTGGCCGGGTGGCTGCGCAGATCATCGAGCATGAGCCGGATGCGGTGTTCATCGATTCCGGCGCCGGTGCCGGCGTCATCGACCGCCTGCGGCAGCTCGATCACGATGTCATCGAGGTTCCGTTCGGCGGGCGGGCCAATGCTGCCAACCTGTTCCTCAACCGCCGGGCCGAAATGTGGTGGTCCGTCCGCGAATGGCTGGAGCAAGGCGGGGCGATCCCGAATGACATCGGCCTGAAGCAGGAACTGGCCACGCCGATCTACTGGTACGACCAGCAGGGGCGCCGGGTGCTTGAGCCGAAGGACCGCATCAAGGAGCGCTTGCAGGGCGGCGGGTCACCAGACATGGCCGACGCCCTGGCACTCACGTTTGCGCATCCTGTCGGCAAGCGCCTGCCACGCGACATCTACGAGCGGGTGCGGCGCGCCAAGTCCGAAGAGTACGACCCGTATCGGGGCGTGTTGCAGTAGGGTGCCCGTGATTGATGGGCGGTCGGGTATGTTGGATGTAATGATCAGGAGATCAAACCATGTTCGGATTTGACATCGGCGGTCTGCTTGGCGGTGCTATCGGAGGCCTCATCGGCGGCATCATGGGTCCACTTGGCAGTCTGGCCGGCGGCATGAAGGGCTATGCAAAGCGGTCGGATGTCGGCCGGCAAATGAAGCACCAGTTGCAGCAACAGGAAGCTGCGCAGCGCCAGACCCTGGCGGCATCGGAGCGGCAGCGGCAGGTCAGCGAGCAGGCCATGAACCGTGCCAACCAGCGTCAGCCCAATGTGCGCGGCATCATGGAAGGCGCGATGCAACAGGCTGCTGGTGGCCCGTCTGGCACGATGCTCACCGGGCCCTCCGGCATTGCGCCAGGAGATTTGAATTTAGGCAGAGCCACTCTTCTAGGCTCATAAACAAGTGATTTTGCGCGCAGCTAGGTTAGCTCCCGAAAGCCGGTTTCCTGACCCGGTTGCTGCGTGCATTCATTTTGTCAGGTCGATCATTCAGGAGATCGAGATGGCAGGAAAACTTAAAGACATTGCAGGCCAAAAATTCGGTCGTTTAACAGTTATTTATAGAGTGCCTCATGACGGTACGGCAAGAGTGGCAAAATGGTTGTGCGTATGCGAATGCGGGCATGAACACATAGCGTTTGGCAATCATTTGCGTTCTGGTGTAACTACAGAATGTACTGAATGCTGGCGTAGCAAAAGACCGAATCGCTATGAAACAAAAACGAGGCTTTATGGGATTTGGACTGGCATGCGTAAACGATGCCAGAATGAAGCCGTAGCTTCGTGGAAACATTACGGTGCAAAAGGCATCGCAGTGTGCGACGAATGGCAGGATTATCAAGCGTTCAAAGCGTGGGCGTTAACACATGGATATGCCAATGATTTGACGATTGAGCGAATCAATCCAAACATCGGATACATTCCATCAAATTGCGAATGGATTACCAAATCTGAAAACAGCAGACGTTGCTCAGTGTTGCGATGGGCGCGTGAAAAAGGAAAAGCAGCATGAGCCAATTCCCACGCGACACGCAGTCATATTCAAAAACGCCCAAGCGCGACAAGCTCTTCACCAGATGGGGCATGCTCAAGAGTGAGCGCGCTACCTTCTGGGCGCACTGGCAGGAACTGACCACCTATCTGCTGCCGCGCAACGGGCGTTACTTCCGCCAGGATCGCAACCGTGGCGAGCGCCGCCATAACTCGATCTACGACAACTCCGGTACCAGGGCGCTGCGTGTGCTCGGTGCCGGCATGATGGCCGGGGCGACCAGTCCTGCCAGACCCTGGTTCCGCCTCGGCACACCGGACCCGGAACTCAATGCCTTCCAGCCGGCGCGTCTCTGGCTAGACGATGTCGGCCGCAGGATGCAGGGCATCTTCCAGCGCTCGAACGCGTATCGCGCCTTGCATCAGATGTACGAGGAACTCGGGTGCTTCGGCACCGCGTCGTCGCTGCTGCTGCCGGACTACGACAACGTCATCCATCTGTATCCCTCGACAGTCGGCGAGTTCGCCGTGGCGACCGACTACCAGGGACATGTCACCACGATCTATCGCGAGTTCGAGAAGACCGTTGCCGAGTTGGTCTCTGAGTTCGGCCGCGAGAATTGCAGCCTGTCGGTGCGCAACCTGTACGACCGTGGCAATCTGGATTCGTGGGTGCCGATCATCCATGCTGTCGAGCCGCGCGCTGATCGCGATGTCCGCAAGCGGGACTCGCTGAACATGCCCTGGCTGTCCTGCTACTTCGAGGTCGGTGGCGAGCCGGACAAGTTCCTGCGTGAGTCTGGCTACAAGTCATTCCCCGCTCTGGTGCCGCGCTGGGCCGTGGCCGGCGGCGATGTCTACGGACACTCACCCGGCATGGAAGCGCTCGGCGACATCAAGCAGCTCCAGCATGAGCAGCTACGCAAGGCGCAGGGCATCGACTACCAGACCAAGCCACCGCTGCAGGTGCCGGTCAGCATGAAGAACCGGGATGTCGAGACACTCCCTGGTGGCATCTCGTTCGTGGACATGAACAGCCCGTCTGGTGGCATCAAGACGGCGTTTGAGGTGCGGCTGGATCTCAACCATCTGCTGATGGACATCCAGGACGTGCGCGAGCGCATCCGTGGGGCGTTCTATGCCGACTTGTTCCTGATGCTGGCCAATGCGACGGCTACGCGCATGACGGCGACCGAGGTTGCCGAGCGGCACGAAGAGAAGCTGCTGATGCTTGGCCCGGTGCTCGAGCGACTGCACAACGAGTTGCTCCAGCCGCTGATCGATACGACCTTCGAGCGCATGGTCGAGGCGAATCTGCTGCCGCCGCCGCCGCCAGAACTGGCCGGCATGGAGCTGCAGGTCGAGTTCGTTTCCATGCTGGCGCAGGCGCAGCGCGCGGTCGGCACAAACAGCGTGGACCGATTCGTGGGCAACCTGGGCGCCATCGCGCAGATGAAGCCAGATGTGCTTGACAAGTTCGACAGTGATGCCTGGGCAGATGCCTATGCCGACATGCTTGGAGTCGATCCGAAGATCATCGTTGCGAATGAGCAGGTCGCTGTCGTGCGGCAGGCTCGGGACCGTGCCATGGCTGCCCAGGCGGAAATGGCGGCCATGGAACAGCAGGCCAAGGTAGCGAAGGATCTAGCCGCCGCGCCGACCAATGAGCCCAATGTGCTCATGGATGTGATGAACATGTTCTCCGGCTACGGCAGCCCGTCGGCGGTCGAGGTCGGACAGTAAGGGGGCGCCATGCCAGCACGATCAGCAAAGCAAGCCGCGCTCATGCGCGCCGTCGCCCACAGTGCCAAGTTCGCCAAAAAGGTCGGCATCCCGCAGTCGGTCGGGCGCGAGTACAGCAAGAAGCCGAAGAAGAAATGATGCTGCTGCACCTCGGTGACCCCCCGGCTGGTTGGGAGCGGGTGCCGGGGTTTGAGGGGTTCATCCGCGAGATCGTCGTCGTCCCTTCGAAGGATGGCGAGCAGGGCCCACCTGGGCCGCAGGGTGAGCGTGGCGAACCTGGGCGCGATGCCGACCCGGAGCAGGTATTGGCGGTAGTGGCGCAGGCCGTCGATAAATATCGCGAGAAGGAGCTAACGCAAACTAAGGGAGTAATTGCGGCATTCTGGGGTAAATGGCAAAATAAAGCCTCCAACAAGGAGGCTTTATGAACTGGCAAAAGGTAAGCAAGCAACTACAGGCGGCCGACTATCCGTTTTTTGTGGTGCGGCGACTGGGCATATCGATGAGCGCAGAATTGGTCAGGATGTGCGACATCAGTGTCGGCGTGAGTCGCGCAGAGATTTATTGTGACCGCGCCAACAATGCCTATGGATTGAGGTTCGTAAACATCGTGACGCCAGATTCCTATGTCATAACGTCGGATGGCGGCGGACGCAAAGCGGATTCCTCGAAGAAAACCAACACGGCATTTATTGCGTGCGGTCGTATCGTCAGTACGAATCCTGCCTTGTTGGCAGAGGCACAATCTGGCAAGAAAACACGATTGCCTGCATTGTTCGACAAAGACAATAGCATCGTGTACTTCAGAGTCGGGCCTACGTTCGAGCACAAATACTCTGAGCGTCGTCCGCAAGGCAATGAGCGAGGCGTGTATCGCTACATGCTAGACGGTGAGGCGGTTTACATCGGGCAAGGCGCGCTGCAAGAACGATTGGCTTCGAAGGAACGTGAAACCTGGAAGTATGACGACATCGAATACATGATTGTCGATGATGAGGAAAAGCGGTTTTCCGTTGAAGCTGGGTTGATTGACGAAATTAGGCAAACCACTGGCCGGTTGCCTTTTTACAATCGTGTCGGAGGTCGTCGCATTGAATGACCAGACACCGGGCGGCGTCCTTGCGGAATGGTTGGTCGAGGCTGTTCCGTTACTCATCTCGGACGAAGTCTCCAAGCTGCCGAAGCCGAAGGATGGCCGCGACGGTCGTCCCGGCACGGACGGCAAGCCGGGGCGTGATGGCCAGGACGGCGCCCCTGGTGTCGGCATCGACGACATCAAGGCCTATGGCCAAGACATGCTGGTGGCGCTGTCTGACGGCACCGAAAAGCGGTTTCGTCTGCCGGGTGGCGGCAGTGCTGCATTCGGTGGTGGCGGTGGTGGTGGTGCATCGACCCTGGCGGCGCTCACCGATACCGATGTTGCCGGCGCTGTCGATGGCCAGAAGCTGATGTACGACGGCGGTCTCGCCAAGTGGGTGCCGGTGACGAGCGCGACTGTCACGGTGTCGGCGACGGCCCCGCTTAATCCCAGGGTCGGCGACCTCTGGATCGACATCTCATAGGAGTGACAAGTGGCAAACGCGATCTACCCTAAGTACAAGCAGGCGCTGCTTGATGCGTCAGCAAACACGGACCTCAATGACGGCACGGTCAAAGTGGCGCTGGTGGATACCGGCACCTACACCTACAACAGCGCGCATGAGTTCTACAGCAGCCTGTCTGGCGTCGTCGGCACACCGCAGGAGATCCTGAATACGACCGTCACCGATGGCGTGTTCGATGGTGACAATGTCACCTTCACGGCTGTGTCTGGCAACAGCGTCGAGGCCCTAGTCATCTACATCGACACGGGCAACACTGGCACCTCGCGTCTAGTGGCGTACATTGATACCAGCGTGACGGGCCTGCCGGTCCCGCCGAATGGCGGGGACATTTCGATCACCTGGAACGCCAGCGGGATCTTCGCTCTTTGAGTAATGACGCGGTATTCAAACTGCCTCATCTTTGCGCTGATGCTCTGGCGACGCCAGGGAGGCTATTTGATTGTCCGCAAGAGCCGCTACACCTGGGTGCCGCACTTCATGTGGGCACGATCCATTGAGGGCCTCGACATCGTGGAATACAAACCAGTGACACCCAAACACGGTCGGCTATTCCGACTGTTCCCGCTGCATGTCCTGCTGTTCCGGGGGCGCGTGCGGCGGGGGCAAGGTGAGGAAGAAGAATGAGCCTGCATCGCAACCGCGTACAGATGACAGTGACCGGCACGCCCGGCACCGGCACCATCACGCTTAACGCAGCGACCTCTGGCTATCAGTCGTTCGGCACTGCCTACAGCAGTGCCAACGCTACGGTGGACATCCTTATTACCGAGGGCACGTCGTGGGAAGTTGCTCGCAACTGCACCTACACGCACAGCGGCACCACGGTGTCCCGAGGCACGTTTGAAGCGTCCAGCAGCGGCAGCGCGGTGTCGTTCACCAGCGCAGCGATTGTCAGCGTCATCGCCACGGCAGCAAGCGGCAACAACTGGGGCCTCAACGAGGTGCAGTCCAACGCCAACGCAGCCGTCACGGGCGTTGTCGGCACGATGCACATCCTCGACATTGGACCCT